CACTGTAAATGTACAACTAAACATACTACAACTGGAGGCGTAACATGGAGTTATTCCAAGTAACACTCAAACGTGGCGAAGACATCCAAGCGTTTTATGATGATATGGAAACACCAGGCGGTGCTATAACTATTCCAGATAGAAAAGTAGAGTGTGGAGAAAGACGACCAACTTCAAGAACCACAGGCTACATGCTGACCTTGGAAGAAGCACAAGAAGTCAGTTATGACGACAGAGTAGAAGTTGTTGTTCCACAGAGTGTATTGGACAGACAGACCGTAGTTAACAATGCCACATACAACGGTAGATTTACCAAAAGCACAAGTCCAACTGGATCAACATTTACAAACGCCAATGGTGATACCAGAGTGACATACACCAATAATGATCACTTCAACTGGGGAATACTGAGACACATTGAAAGCACCAACAGATCAGGTTGGGGCAACGATGCTGGAAGTTCGTCTGGCAGGCGTGTTGATGATACTGTGACATATACAGCAAGTGGTAAGAATGTAGATATCATCATTGTAGAGAACTACACTTGTAGTGATCACGCAGAATATTCAAGCAGATTAGTAGATTATAATTGGGGACAACACTACAACACAATCACAGGTGGCACAAACTACACCTACAGCAACGCAGATGCTCGTGACAACTTTAGTGCAGAAAATAACCATCCAACAGCAAGTGCCTCCTATGCGGCAGGTGAAAGATTTGGACTTGCCAAAGACGCCAATGTATATATGTTTGATGCGACCTACGAGCAAAGCAAATCAGGTGGTGGTAGCACTAACAGAACCTTTGCCTACATTAGAGAATTTCACGCAAACAAATCAATCAACCCAGCAACAGGTAGAAAGAATCCTACCATTGTGAATGTGAGTTTGGGATCAATCAACGTCTATTCAGGTGCCAGTATAGCACACTTCCAAGGTGTGACATTAGACAAGGGCGACGGCAGTACATTCCTCAGTGATGCTGAACTGTTGGCTCGTGGGGTGTACAAGAATACTGGTAAATCGTGGACTAATTTTACCAGCAACACCAACTTCCAAGTGAACAGTTCTGCACCTAACAGTGATTTGGCAGATGCCATAGCAGAAGGCATTATTGTGGTCACTGCGGCTGGCAACGATAACGCTTACACTGATGTGTCAGGTGGCGACAACTGGGACAACTACATGGTCGCTGGTAGCGCCTATGCTAACAAAGACTATCTCTTCAATGGCTACTATCCATTCAGAGATTATTATCATCGTGGCGACAACTACTCATTCAACGGAGCAATAAACGTAGGCGCTTTAAGCAATGACACAGATGAAGGTAAAGCAGACTTCAGCAACTGGGGTCCGGGCATAGATGTATATGCCGCTGGAGAGACTGTAATGGGTGCTATGATGAAAGACGATATTACTTACGGAAATCCCTATTACGGACAGTTAAGCAACACACCGAAATGGGATACAATGGGTGTGCAAAACGGAACAAGTTACGCTTCACCTTTTATAGCAGGTATGTTGGCTTGTTTAGCAGAAGTATATCCCACACTCACACAAGCACAAGCAAGAGCATATTTACAAAACAATGCTGTCACAGGATTGATGGCGGATACAGCAGACGCAATAGATGTAGATGTAAGTACAAGAGTAAGCACGGACGGTTCAAACATTGATAGAATAGCACTATGGAAGAATCACAGACAAACATCAGGTAATATGGCGTTCAACACATATAACAAAGACGTAAATGATCGTCCTACAAGTGGATTGATGTATCCACGTACAAGAACACGCAGGCATGGGTAAATACTAATATGGCATACGAAAATTCAAAACTAACAGCGGTACCTTATTTCTACGATAAACAACTTCGTAGATATATTCAGCAGTTCATAAGAATATTTGCTGGATTTCAAGTAGCTATGCATACAGATAGTGCTGGAAATGTTGTATATCAGACTGCACCTGTACGTTATGGTGATGTAAGTAGAATGGCGGCGCACATTGTAAGAGAAAATTCTGAAAACATGGTACAAACTACTCCATTTATTAGTTGTCATGTTACAGGATTGGAAACTGCGCCTGACAGAAGAACACTTGGTTCATATGAAGAAACTGTACCAGTTTATGAAAAGAAATATAATGAAGTAACTGGATCATACGAAGATGAACAAGGCAGAGCTTATAGTATAAAAAGATATCAACCTGTTCCTTATAATTTAACAATGCAGGTAGATGTTTGGACATCAAATACAGAACAAAAATTACAGCTATTAGAACAAATACTTGTATTATTCAATCCTACATTAAACATACACACTAGTAATAATCCACTAGACTGGAGTACACTAAGCTATGTAGAACTAATTGCTAGCACTTGGAGTATGAGAGCAATACCCAGCGGGGTAGATGATATTATTGATATCAGTACAATGACATTTACAATGCCAGTATTAATTAATCCTCCTGCTAAAGTACAAAAACAAACTATTATACACACTATCATTGATAACATAAATGACACTGACGAAGCAGGATTAGATGCAATTAGAGCTGGGCAAAGTTATTCTCCGTTGTTTACAAGTTATAAAGTAGTAACACTAGACAATTATAAAATGCGTTTTACAATGGACGCTAGCGGCGCAGGAACTGCACAACTATTAAGTCAAAGCGGAACTAACAGTGATGCAAATGGTATACTCAATTGGGCTACAGTTTTTAAACCTTTTGGCGTATTCAGAGATGATATAAGTCAACTAAGGTTAAAACAAACAGATGATCCCGGCGATACACAAGGTGATATAATTGGCAACATAAAAGTAAATCAAGGCAATCCTAATTTACTTGACATTACTATGGATACTAGTACATTTCCTGCTAACACACAACCAGCTGTTGATGCAGTAGTTAATCCGCAAGCCAACCAACCTGGAGATGGCACTATAACTGCCGCCGCAGACGGAGACAGATATTTACTTACAGAAGATGTCGCAGGCGGCACTGGATGGTTAGGCAGTAATGCTAAAAAGCATGATATTATACAGTACAGTCTGGGAACAAACCAATGGGATATTGTTTTTGATGCAAGTGTAAATGGATCTACATTACAACATACAACAAATATAACTACTGCTGATAGACTAAAATATAATGGAACAGAATGGGTTAATGCATTTGAAGGCACTTATAACCCAGGATTTTGGCGAATATACCTATAATGATACAAGCAAGCGGTTGCTGTTTTCTAGCCCTTGACACGGGTAGAATCATGCTACAACAAAGAAGTAAACGAAGCAGTCACCCATTAACTTGGAGTTTTTGGGGAGGCAAAGCTGAGAAAAAAGAACGTCCTATTGAAACATTACTCAGAGAATGTAAAGAGGAAATGGGTCCATTACCAGACATTGCTAAAGTGCATCCACTGCATATATTTTTAAGTGATGATAAAAAGTTTACTTACAATACATTTTGTGTAACAGTGTTCGAAGAGTTTATTCCTAGTTGTAATTATGAGAGTAGTGGATATTCATGGGTAAGTATAGACTGCTGGCCCAAGCCATTACACAGAGGTGCTAGAGTTGTACTATCTAACAAACAACTAGTAGACAAACTAGTAACTATATACGAACGTGAGAGAGATCAGACCGATTTACCTAACTGGTTGGATAGTTTCTGAATTTAAAAAATCAGTACTCAAATCAATCTTTTCGTTTTCTGTTAAGAACTTATAAACCTTATCAGCTAGTATAGTATGATTCTCTTTACTCATATGATTCATTCTTTTGTCAACGACTGGTTTATCCATCAGTTGTTCAAATTCTTGTTCATCGATATCCTTAAGAGCTAAACTACTATCTGTTGTATCGTGTATATCTGTAGTATCAAATCCAGGAAGTAAACAAAGTCGAACTTTACTACTTAATTTACTACGGCACCAGTGTAAGAACCATTCGTAATGTAGCACATTTAATAGTCCTTGTTGTTTATAGAATTCACTGGCATAGGCTTCGATAATTTTAAATTGTTTTTCTCCAACAAATTCGCTTAGACCCCACATATATAAATTTGATAGAGACGGCTTTTCAAAAAACAACCAATTTCTATTAAGTTCTGTTGTTACGATAACTACAGTATCTCCGATCTCCATTTCATCATAAAAATTAATTATTTCATGTGATATCCACTGATTGCTTATTCCTGGTTGTGCAATTATTCTTGTTTGTAAATTTAATTTAGTAGCGAGTTGTTTAGTCCAAGTCCAATCCGGGTGATAGTCTTCGTCGTAATTTGCATTCAACGGACTTACAAAACTATCTCCAAACATCCACATTCTATTCATTTTTGACTATCACCTTTTGCAATACGATAATTGTCCTCGACACTGTCTGGTGTACTAACTTCAATAATGACACAATTATCTTCCATAGCTACTAATTGATGAGGAAGCATAGGCTCGTTTCGCCAAGTATCTCCTTTAGTTAACACTTGCGTTTCTAATTCAGCATTGTCAGTATTCATAGTGTGTAGTGTAAAGCTACCCTTTAGTACATACCAACTTTCATCTTTTTCTTTGTGAAAGTGCATACTAAACTTAGCTCCTTTGCGATCAAAGTACATTATTTTTCCACAGTAAAGATCGTTGGTGGCAAAGATTAATTCTCGCCCCCAGCCTTTTTCTTGTGTGCCGTCGAGTTGTGTCATTTACAAGGTACTCCATCTTCATTATAAGGCATTTGCATATCTTTTTCCCAATCGTTTCTATAATCAATATCTTTTTGTGACATCAGCTGATGCCATCTGGTATCATCTCTCCAAGGCATATAATTAAAATTAATTACTATACGTCTTTGTTGATCTGTACATCTAGTTCCACTATGTCTTAGATTAGAAGGAAATATTACCAATCTATTTGCAACACTATCAATACTGTCGCCATCTTCAAATTTAGTAGATCCGTTGTTATCATTAACATAGTATATGGCAGTTAGTGAACCCGGAACAGCCATATCAGTATGCATTCCGTGTGTTTTTGTTGTTTCACCCCGAGTGGTTAAATTTGCTTTAATTCTTACTATTGCTTGTGGTGCTAATATCTCATTGAGAGGAAAGATGTATCTATAATTATTCGGAGATGTCATATGATATCCAGTATGTATTCCATGTACAAACTGATAATCTTGCTCATCTCCTCCTTGAACAATCCCCGGATTAAAAGACCATTCGAAATTCACACTCATCATGTGATTATATAACGACTCATATTCATTAGGTGCTAGTGCATTGTCGATTATTATTTTATTTTTCATTTATTGCCTCTATTGTTTTAGTTGTACTGTAATCATCTACAGTTGGCAGTATCACAACTTTTGCAAGTTGATTACCCACAACTGTGTCTACTGTATAGTCGCCACCTTTTGTAATTATGTCTGGCTGTACACGTTTTATTAGTTCTATTGGTGTATCTTCATCAAACAGTATAACTTCATCAACAAAGTCTAAACTTTCCAGCATAACTTTCCTGTCACTTTCGTTGTTAACAGGTCTAGATTCTCCTTTTAATCGTTTAACACTTTGATCCGTGTTAACACCCACTACTAGCCAATCTCCTAGTTGTTTACTAGCCTTGAGCATTTCAATATGTCCTCGATGCACAATATCAAAGCAACCATTAGTAAACACTTTGGTACGTTCTACATCCTGTTTAGTTAAAACATATGTACCAGTGTGCTTAACACTTTCTGTGCTTGCACTAACTGCGATTTCTAAACATTTTATATGACTGTAACCTTTAGTAAGTGCATACACAAATGACGCTAAAAAACAATCACCAGCTCCGGTAACATCCGAGACTTCAACTTGTTCTACAGTAATAGTATAGTTAACATCGTCTATTATAGCACTTACGCTGTGACCTGCATCTGTGGTGATAATATTACCCTGCCATTCGTCAAATTCAAACTTGGTATATTCGCTGTGGTTAGGCTTTACTAACCATGCACCTTCGTAATCATGTGCATAACGTTTTGGATCAACAATAACTTTACATCCATAACTGTTTATGTGTGCAATAATTTGTTTTGCATTGTCCAGTACACCTTTGTCGTAATCGCTTAGTACAACATAATCGTATTGTGAGAAGTCAGTTGAATTTACTAGTGTCAGAACTTCCATACTATTTGAATGTGCATCATCGTCAATGCGGGTAACGTAATGCCCATCACAAATTATTCTAGTTTTAACACTAACTTGTCCAGGTGTTTCAAACATATCAACATCAACATCTAAACTTTTTAAATTTTCATATACAAGTCCTGCGCCACCCCTTGTTTCTTTTTCATCAAGGTAAGTTACTACAGGCACGGGTGCTTCGGGACTAATTCTTGTACTTGTTCCGTATATGTATTTGTCGATAATTACATCTCCAATTACTAATACTTTCATAAATTCGCCTCTACAAATTGTCTGGGTGTAATAAACTTATAATCGCCAATTCTATCTAGCAAGTTGTTATTATCACTACAGGTATACATCTGATATATATTACGAAGTTCATCTGGCACTTCAATGTATTTGATCGATGCCTTGTACTTGTCTGCTATTAGCTCACCCCATTGTTGAAAGCTGTATGTACTACCTGTTCCTAAGTTACTTATAAAGCTAACATCTTGAGCATGTGTATCATACATAATTTTAACCACATCGTCAACACAAATGAAATCTCTAAACACGTCTCGACTGTTATCAAACAACTCAATAAACCCATTAACTTTTGCTTGATGTTTAAAGTTTGTATAAGGACTAGCTTGTTGTGCTGAAATCTTATGTGATTCTCTATTACCGTATACATTAAAGAACCGCCAGCTTTGTATCTTAGACATCTCCATATAATTTATAAGCATGTTATCACATATCATTTTAGTTGCGGCATACATGTTTTTAGGTGCTTCATTTTTTGAAGATTCGCTGTTTTTAGAGCTATCACCGTATACACTAGCACTACTGGCAAAAACTATATCATTACATTTTTCAGCTAATTCCCTTGTATATGCAACATTAGATTCATATATACTATCCCAGTCATTACTACTGGTTTTACTGTTAGCGCCAAAGTGCCATAATGTACAATCTTTAAGATTCATATTTAACAGTTCGCCTGGACTGATAAAGTCCATAAACTCTAATCCTGATAAATTAACAACCTTGTCACTGCTTAGTGTATCTACACAAACAATATCGCTAATTTTATTCTTATTTAAATGTGCTACCATATTGCTACCGATAAAACCGGCCGCACCTGTTACTATATGCATGTAAGACTCCTATATACCTTATTATATAACACTCAAAACATCTTGTCAACAATTAACTATAAATATAACTATGCTAAAGTACATCAAAGAATGGATAGAAGACTACAATGCCGTTCAGCGTGAATTCAATGAAATGGGATACTTTACTATAAGTACATGGTCTGGTTCATGGACTCATATTGATAAAGAAATGTATAAAGAGTACAATGATAGACAAAAACAAATTTCAAAGTGTAATAGACAACTTAAAGAGTAGTGGTAATTATAGAGTATTTAACGACATACTCAGAGAGCGTGGAGAATACCCGCAAGCAATCTACTACGGGCCTTACAATATTAAAAACATTGTAAACTGGTGTAGCAATGATTACTTGGGTATGGGTCAGCACAAAGTTGTACTAGATGCAATGCACACTGCATTAGATCAAACTGGAGCAGGTAGTGGAGGTACTAGAAACATAGGCGGTACTAGTCATTATCATGTTGCATTAGAATACGAACTGTCGAAATTACATAACAAGCCGTCGTCTTTGTTATATACAAGTGCTTATGTTGCTAACGAATGGACACTAATTGCACTTAGTAAAATAGTAAAAGACATTGAATTTGTAAGTGACAGTAAAAATCATGCTAGTCTTATACAGGGCATACGTCACAGTGGTGCACCAAAGCATGTGTTTGAACACAACGATATGGATAGCTTAGAACAAGCACTAGCACAAGTTAAAGGTACAGCCTGTATTGTGTTTGAAAGTGTATACAGTATGGATGGATATACTAGCAAACTATCGGAAATAGTTGCACTTGCCGAAGAATATAAAGCTATAACATATTGTGATGAGGTACATGCTGTTGGACTATACGGAGATACTGGTGCTGGATATTTGGAAAAACTTGGATTACAGGATCGTGTAGACTTTGTAAATGGAACACTGGGCAAAGCATTTGGTTGCCAAGGTGGATATATTACAGGTGACGATGTTGCTATAGATGCAATACGAAGTGTAGCAAGTGGATTTATTTTTACCACAAGTTTGAGTCCTGTTATATGTGCAGGTGCATTGAGTAGTATAAAATATTTGCGTAGTGAGCATGGAGTAGAGTTGCGTGAACAACATCAGAATCGTGCAACAAGACTAAAGAAAATACTTAGACACAAAGATATAAACATAATAGAAAATGATACACATATCGTTCCTGTTGTAATAGGAGATCCTGTGCGTTGTAAACAAGCTAGTGACACATTACTAAATGATCACAACATCTATGTACAGCCAATTAACTATCCAACAGTACCAGAAGGTACAGAACGGTTGAGATTTGCACCAACACCAATGCACAGTAACGCAATGATTAGTGATCTTGCGGAAAAATTAGAGGAAGTATTATGAGCGAAATATGGGATAAACTTATCGATTGCGAACAAAAGATTATTGCGAAATGTGCTAGTTTAGGCAAAGAAAATTTTGACGATCCAGAGTTCGATTGGCTTAATAAAGTATACCAAGGTGAACATTTTAGACGAGCACATATAGATAGTGTAGATGCTAGAGACTCAAAAGGTTTGTATATGACTCATATATGTGTGTTTCCAAACTTTGATAACGATGCTCCTATATACGGATTTGACATTATTGCAGGTAAAAATAAAGTTACTGGTGCATTCCATGACTATTCGCCTACAATAGATTGGCATCATCCTATGTGTAACTTGTTTAGAGATTGTGTAGAAGACTTAGAATGGAAAAAACAACGTGAACTTCCTCCGTGGGCACAAGCAATATTCAGCAAACATATGGTAGCCGCAAGTAATGTAAAAGCAGATGAAATGGATCAAGTTGTTACTATGGCATTAGACAACTTAGACATGTACTTTGAAGAGTTACCTAAATATACAAATGCTCGCTTTAATCAAAGTGTAATACGGGATCAACAAAACAGATACTGCCATTATCAAAAACAAAACCCACATACACCCAAAGCTATGGAAGCACTCGGACTTGATCCGGATGACATACGACACTTTATCCAGGATTGTTTATTTCCAGAAGTTAGTTCTTAATAGTAATTAACTTACCATATTCAGGAAGATACATATATTCAATCATACTAGTAGCTAATGTATTAAATGCATGATCTAATGTTTCTACTAAAGGATCACCACCTAAGTTAAAACTGGTATTGAATATGATAGGAACACCTGTACGTTCTTTCCATGCTTTAATTAAGTTATAGTAATTAGGATTTTCATCCTGATTAACTGTTTGAATTCTACAAGTATCGTCTACATGTATAATTGCTGGGATCTTTTCTTTAACTCCGGGTTGACAATTTACCGCATACATCATATGTGGACTAGACTTCATACCTCTCAAGTCAAACCATTCATGTACATCTTCTTCAAGTATTGTTCCAGCAAATGGACGGAAATATTCTCTATTTTTTACACTGTTAACAAAATCCTTACCATCTGGGTCAGTTGGATCATAAAGTATACTACGGTTACCTAATGCTCTTGGACCATTTTCACAACGTCCTTGAAATATTGTTACAATATTTCTTTTCTCTAAGAGATCAATAACATCTTCTTGAGAAGTCTCTTTTACGGTAGCATTATGCTTACTAGCTAGTTTATCTAAATCATCGTCTGTATAATTATACTTTGGGCCAAGATACAAACTAGGTGATAATCTCATACTAGACTCGGTTATATGATGATACCACAATGTTGCGGCACCAACTGCTGTGCCTGCATCATTACTAACTGGTTCAACATAAATGTTAATACCTTCATCTTTAAGTGCTTCTAAGTAATGATAGTTTGCAACACAATTTAATCCATATCCTCCACTTATAACCACATTTTTCTTACCACTCATTTCAACTGATTTGCGAATCAGTTTAACCATTTCTTCTTGTGTTTGTGTTTGTAGTGCATATGCTAGATCTCGTCTATTACTATTTCTAGTCATATCTGCATTTTTTAGACTAGCTGTTTCTGGATACAGCATAGCATTGAAAACTGCACCGTTTGGATAAGTGGGTATAGTAGCATTTCTGCAAGCTAAAGAATGTTCACCATATGTATGAAATAGTTGTGGAATATTTTCATTAGGTTTACCATACGGAAATAATCCCATAGTTTTACCTGCCTCAATATTGTTAAATCCACAATAAGCTGTTACAGCTTCGTATACTTTTACAATGCCTGCTCGGTCAGTAATCATTGTCTGTACATTCTCCATCCCAGCAAGAGGGTCTCGAAACTCTATTTCTGTGTATCCAAATTGAGGAGTGTTGCGTGTTCCTAAGTGTTTGTATAAAGTAGGAAATTTACTAGGATAATCACAATCAATAATAGATTCTACTTCCCAAGCAGTTTCTTGTTGACCATCTATACCAATATCAAAAAATGTTCCTGCTCCATCTACAATTAGTGCAACCGCACTATCAAACCCGCTTCTATAAAATGCACAAGCGGCATGTAACTTATGATGTATCGACGATAAATCAATTACTTGACTATGATGATCTTCATGTTTTCGTAAAGGTATTGCAACTTGATCAATTAATCCTAGTTTTCTAGCTAGTGCAGTATAAATCTCATCTCCTGTAAAATCACATCTATTAGGTGTATCTAAAGTTGATTGTGTATGAGCAATAATAAGTGCATCAATTTTATCAGTATAATCTAAAGTCTTTACTATTGATGCAAGCGGACCTCCATCATATTTTTTTCGACTCAGTCTTTCTTCTTCGATAGCAAAAACAATTTCTCCGTCTTTTAATAGACAAGAACCCGCATTATGTCCTCTTGCTATCGCCAGAATATATCCAGTTTTTACTTTGCTTTCTGTCATTCATTTATATCCTTATTTTTGTTGATTTAGAACTGCGAACGGAACATCACTTTTTTTATCTTTTTTACTGATGTTAGTTACTGCTTTCTGTATCATCGGAACAGGTTCTTTTTCTTGTTTAGTTAGTCCTAGTTTATTAGTAACTGACTTAATAATATCGTTAACTCTTTTATCTGATAGAATCATCATATCTTCATTAGTACGGTTGACATCCCAATCTTGCGTTATTCTAAAAGGATTGTAACGTCTGTCCAAATCAGCCCCGTTATCAATAATTGTAAACTGTTTATTATCCGGATATGTAATATTTTGTGGCCATGTACTACCAATTACTACAGTAGCTGGTTTTCCTAATGCATTTGCATAATGTTGACCCATGCTATCACATCCTAGGAAATAATCACATGCATTAACAATACCCATCCACTGTAACATGTTTGCTTGTGGTATTGCCGCACCCATTGGTTGCTGTACAGGAATGTCTATATTTGTCATCAAAATAACTGCATAGTGTTTGGACAACTCTGTCACAATCTTAATAATATCCTTAACTTCAAAACTACGTCCACTGTCATCAATTAAAAAATCACCATTCATTTTTGCTCCACTGCCCAGTGGTTGAAATATTACTGATTTTTTCTTGTTCTGACTAGCTTTAATTTGTCTAACAGTATTATGTCCAAATGCTTGATCATCTCGACTAATAGTTAGTTCAAATGGTTTAGATTCGGGAATCTCTTCAGTATTTTCATTAATAAGCATGTCAAAGGCTTGAATCAAATTACATTGTTGATTAAAATATGCGTTTAGCCGATATGGCTCAGGACTTATAATTTCTGTGTTTTTAAGTTTATCTTGGAATAAACCTTTATGATGCATTGGATAAACATTATATCTAAGTGTTGCACTAGTTAGAAATAGTTCATGCCAACTTTCAGCAATAACGACTACATCAGGGTCGACGTGTTTTTTATAATGCTCAAGAGCAGGTATTGCACACAGTACTCGACCTGCGCCGCCATTAATAAAGAATGATTTTTTCAAAAGAAACTCCGTATTTGTTCAATACAATAATTTATACTACCGTTAGTATATAGCACTAACGGTAGATTTGTCAACGATTAATTTAGATTATTCAATAGGTGTTGCGTTAGGATCAGTACCTAGCATAGCATCTAATCCAGCCTCTTTAATAGCATTATGTCTAGTAACTAAATCCATTGGAATCTTTGGAGCTTCTAAATCAAATGGATTTTGATTTGGATATTTCCAAGGTGTTGCTACTTTACTTCTATATGCATTCACCGCGGTTTTGTAGTTTGCTAATAGTGTCGCTTCAGAATCAGCTAAATCAAACATGTCAAGTATTTCGATAAACATATCAGCTTTAGCAATGTAAGTTCTCATTTTTGGACTCAGTGCGTCTTTTTCTATTAACTCTAATATTGGATTACCGTCACTATCTAGATTCCATTTTTTAAATGTACCGTCAGCTTTTAGTTCAGCTCTTGGTTTCCAATAAACATCATGAATAGTAAAGTTATTGTGTTCTTGATATACTGTACCATCATCTAATGTTTTTTCAGTAAACGTTGCTTCCAAACCATATTCACGACCATACAGCAAATCCGCAATAGGAAATAGTTTTGCGTTTGCCGCATCTGTTAAATCAATATCAATAGTTGTTTCTCCGTCATAAACTGGACCATCTAACTTTTGTGTGTAAGCCGATGAAGTTCCGTTTTGATCATCAGGTAATGTAACTTTTAATACATCTGGACCTTTGTAAGTAAAGGTATGCGTTTTGCCTCCGGAAAAGTCATTAACAAACATTTCGTCCGGAATTGCAAATGTGTAATCTTGTTCAATGTCAGCCATTTTATTTCTTTCCTTTTACAATAATTTTAATATTGTTTGTTCTACTTGTATTTATGTCCATGATATCTGTACCATTCCAGCTCTACCAGTATCACCTTTGTGATTGTTGTTTCCACCCATGACGTGCGTATAAGAGCCGCCATGTCCTGGATGCCAATTCCAACTACTACCATTACAGCCACCGCAACAACAGTTACTTGAAAAACCTACATAGTAACAACCTACGCTACATGGAAATTCAGCACCTGTATCTGCATCAATAATTGGTGGTCTAGTTTGATAACCATAATTGTTGCTGTCTAAACAGCCGCCGCCTGTGAGGCTTCTGTGGGTTAATTCAGGTCCATCAGCAACTTTACAAGCTGTGGTTGCACAACTACATCCGCATGTTTGACAACAATCAGGGACTGTTGGGACTTTTCCGCATGTTCCACAGCTACTAGCAAAACAATAATATCCATAACTACACCAACATGGTCCTGAATCATTACACCATAGTTGTTGAAATCTTCTACAGTTTCCGCCATTTCCAACTGTTTGTCTAGCTGAGTTCAATGCCGCACAAGGTGCATCACCTGAGTAGGCTCCATCTGCTTTAAAACAGCAAATTCCATTACCAGTTACACCACTCATACATCCATATCCTGGATCTTGACCGGAACAACACCACATTTGACAACTACAACCAGCACATACTGAGTATGTATCACCTGCTGTAACTTTAATTTCTATTTCTGAATATGCACCAGTAGGTGCAAATGGATGTCCACCACAGCAACAGCCTGGATTACTTCCTTTACCTGCACCCCATGCTTGGAATTTTGCCACTGTGGCACCAGCTGGCACTGTCCATGTACAAGTTGCTCCAACTCCACATTTCCATGTTGAGCCGCTACCACAAACTTTAACATAGTTTGTTTCACTTAATCTTTTACCTTGCGATCCGCCGCCTGAACTAACGCCATACCAATTTTCAAGGATAGTAGTAGCTCCAGCGGCAGTAAAATCAGCTTGTAAACCCAAGTATGCATAATACCAATCATCGTCAAAAACTGAATTATCTAATATATATGCTCTATTAATTAATTCATCTTGAGCAATTATATTTTGTCTATGACTGGTTTTAGTTACAGTTGTTCCGCCACCTGATGCTAATATACTACCATCAGTCCATACATTATTACTGCCCCAGTTACATGTACAACTTGTTCCACTACCTGCATAAGCACATTCACAATCTGATATTTTATTAGGATCTGACAAATCACATAAGCTACCGCCACCGCCGCCGCCACCGCCGGAGTAAAATTCACCACCATTTGGATTAGCTTCTATATGTGCTTTCAGATATGCTTTAATTGAAGTTCCTAAGATCTTATTCCAAGGCGTTTTAGTAGACGAAGCTACTATCTGTTCAGCAAATTTTTCTGATGCGTTTTGTACTAGTAAGTCTGCCATTTTATTTCAATCCCATTCCTTTATTTTTTATCATGTCGATACCCATGAAATTTGTACCATGCCTGCTCGTCCAGTATCTCCAAAGTGGTTTGTGTTGCCACCCATAACATGTGTGGGTGCTCCGCCATGTCCTGGATGTGTAGCCCAATCTCTGCCTAGACAACCTCCACAGCACGATCCACTAGTAAATGTTTGACAGTTACAACCACATGACTGGCTCCAAGGAGCACCTGTATCTGAATCAATAATTGGAGGTCTTGTGTGAAAGCCATAATTGTTTGTATCTACACATGTGCCGCCGTGTATTCCAAAGTGTCCACGAGTTGGACCATCTTTACCAGTAACTTTACATGAATCATTTATACAACTACAATATTGAGTATAACAGCAACCTGGGTATACAGGAACAACACCACATGTTGCACAACTGTTATCAAAACAATATTCACTATAGTTACACCAGCATGGTCCTGATTGTGTACAATAAGGGTTCATATTTTTATGACAAGCGCCACCTGCAAATCCACTTACTTGTGATCTCATATGGTTCATTTCAACACAGTTACCATTGTAACAATGACCACCATCTGCTTTTAAACAGCAAATTCCATTACCAGTTACACCACTCATACAGCCTTCACCTGGAAGATTGTTTGAACAACAATATCTTTGACAACTACAACCAGCACATACTGTATAACTATCACCAGGAGTAACTTTCATCACCGCTTCACTATATGCACCATTACTGCCCCATGGATTACCACCACAACAACAAGCACCGTTGGTACCATAACCTGCTCCCCAAATTTGGAATTTTGCACAAGTTGCACCAGCTGGTACAACCCATGTACATGTAGCAGGTCCTTCTCCATACTTCCAGCCAGAGTCACATATTTTTACATAATCTGTATCGCTTAATCTTTTACCTTGTTGTTCAGCACTAGATCCGCCGCTTTGGGCTACGTTATACCAATTTTGAAGAATTGTTGCTTCGCTAGCCGCTGTATAATCATGGAATAATCCTAAATATTCAGCATATATTGCTTGTTCAACTATCGTTGTGTTTACAGCATATATTTTTGTTAATGTACCAATAGTGTCAAAAGTCGTTGTAAAAAGAACTCGAATTTCACCTCTAGTTTTTTCTGCTATAGCAGACCCTGCCAATACACTTCCATCATTCCATGGATTACTTGTATTACAAGTAGCAGTGTTAGATGTTCCAACTCCTGAATAGTTACATGCACACATTGATATTTTACAAGTATTTGACAAATCACATAAGCTACCGCCGCCGCTACCTCCACCGCCGGGAGTGTATGGTCCTCCGGAAACATTTCCATCAATCATTGCTTTAATGTATGCTTTCAGTGTTGTCCCGCCCAAAGCGGAGGTATAATCAATAGCTAACGAAGCTTGTTTTGTTGCATCAGCTTGATCTATTAATGTGTTGTGTAATAATACGTCTGCCATTTATTTGCTCTTCCTGTTCATTATATTTATTACGATCCTGCGACCGTTACAACTGTTGCAATTTTCCCGTCTGTTGAATAAGTTACAGTAACATCTTTAATTGTACCGTTTGCAGATGTTTCTCTATAACCTGTTATATTCTCTCCAGTGTACACAACATTACTATATGTTACACTTTCATGCGTTACACCTGTAATCTCGCCACTTGCATTTCTGTTGAGATTTCCTATATCAAATGCTTTTGTAAGTACTGCATTATTTGCCGCGCCAATTGCGATAGTTGTTTTGTTATCAACATATGTTTTAACAGCTTGCTCTGTTGGAACCGCTGTATTACTATTACCAGTTAATGCACCATCAGCACTAAATTCGTTAATGCTTTCACCTAACTGAGCACCAATACTACCAAGTCTCAAACTTGTAAGACCTGCTAGGTCAAATGCACTAGCATCCAATGTAGCTCTACCAGTTGATTGGTCAACTCTAAAGTAATTACCTACTCTAAAGTTACCGTCTTGGTCTGTACTTACAAAGTAAACACGACCTGGATATAGCTCTGTAACTTCTTGTCCTTGTGCCGCAGGAGTTGTTGGCTCTCCAGGGTAATTAGTTGAAGCTCTTCCGCCTGTACCAATACTCAAAAAGTCGTGTCCTGTTAAGCGTGTTTGACTATACTTGTATCTAATATTAAATCGTTGTCCATAGTATGTGCCGCTAGTGTTTGGCTTTTCTGTAGCAATAGTAACCACACATGAACCTAATATCCAAGGATCATTGCTTGGGGCATATCCTGATACGCCAGTAACAATATAACTTACTCCATCTGCACCAGTGTTTAGTACATTAGCTCTGTCAACATTATCTGTAGGATTATATACTGGACCTGTTATAAATTCAATACTCGAGCCTGGTCTTGGTTCTTCACTAAGTCCAGCTAGTACAAGACTAAATCCATGTTGTCCCATATTTGCATCTATCGAAGCAGTTGTTGCAAACTGTCCGTCTTGTGCAGTAATTGTTGCACCATTGGCAATTGTCGATGTTGTATAGTAAGGTCCACTAAATCGTTCCCAATATGTGTCAGCTGTACTATGTTGTGTAGTTGTATTGTACACAATAGTTGGTTTACTACTTGCTGAAGTATTAATACTGTTAGCTACTGCACTAACGAATGTGTGTACATATTGATTTGCTAGGGGTGAAGCACCAACATTTACTGTAATTGTAGTTGATGATACTGCAATAATTTTTACAAATACCTTTGTGAGAGCAGGGTCAGTTGATCTTGGGTATGTATGATTTGTTGCATTTGAATCTGAATCACAAGTCATTGTAATACTATCTTGTGCAATTTCTACATTGTGTCCTACTGCTAACGGATGAGTACCGATAGTTAGAACACAAACACCATTTGCTGGATCGTATGTTGCATCTGTAGCTGTATAACCAGTGCCGCCGCCCATTCCTGGATGAACTTTACATACTGAATAAAGTTTTCCGGATGAAGGAACTGCTCCTATAACTCTAACCTCTCTGGCTGTAGCCGTCGCAAAACCTGTTTCATAAGCATTTAAGCCACTTTGTAAAACACCATCTAACCAATACTCTACACATTGACCGGTAAGTCCTGTTGCCGCATCTTTAGTTCCGTTAAATTCTACGCCGCCGTTGTGTACGCCGTCTTGTGTTTCACTAAAATAAAGCGGATGTCCTATATTAGTAGCATCGTTTTGTTCAAATGTATACATTCTATGTTTTGTATCCATTTGAAAACTTCCAAGCTCTTGTCCATCAAATACATATCGATTTCCTTCGCCGTAGTTTGCAACACTTACTTTGATAGTACGTCCTACATAACCTTTTCTAGTTTTATTAATAACTAGTCTATGATTTGTTGCTGGTTGAATATTTGTTTGGATATTAGCAATTTCAGCTTTTGTTTCTTTAAAGTGTATAAAATTAGCTCCAGTTAATGCAGTACCTGTTAATACTCTTTCAGCAGTACCGCCACTTGAATAAGCACTATATCCAGTACCGTCAACACTAGTTGTAAGTCCAGCATCACTGTATAGTTCTACTGTGTTTGCTGTTACATTATTTGCATAATAATCGTTGCCGTTAAGTTGTGTCATACCAACTACGCCTGTTACTGCTTGAACCACCTGTCCGTTTGAATATCCATGTCCAGTCATTGTTATAACTACAGGATTAGCACGAGTAGCATCAGTGATTGTTTCAGTAACAATACCCCAACCATTAATTGATCTACTATCTACATAGTTTGTCATGTCTGGATTTGAACATACTCTAAAAGTTGTTGTGTCAACTACATCTGCATACCAAGGTCTGTTGTACATGCTTGCTGTACCATGACTGCCCAGTGTTTGTTGCCATGCATTAGGGGTAACATCTTTAAATGCAATTTCGTCACCTTCAGTTAGTCCATGCGGGCCGCCTAGTGTAGCTGTACCATCACTAGTATATGCAGTAAATGCAGAAGTGTCATCAATACTGAATGAATCAGCATCTATAACTGTAATTGTATAACTATTTCCGTTTACTTCTGTCATACCAACTACACCTGCAAAACTAATTGATTGGTTTGTTGAAAATCCATGAGCTGTAGCTGTAACAACACCCGGATTAGCCGCTGTTATACCTGTAACAGTTGCGTCTTTTTGTGTTGTAAGTGTCATTTGTTGTGTATTTGATAGTGAAGTAATTACTCCGCTTGTAGTTGTTGTTCCACCAAATGTAAGTGTATCTCCAACTGTAAATCCATCTGTGGTGTTGAGTGTAGTGGCATCATATGTTATTGTATCTCCGTAGAAAAAACCATCTACTGGTTTTTCATTTGCATCATATCCAGCACTAATAGAACCGTATCTACCATAACTGTTGTTTCCGTTCAATGCACGAATCTTACCGCCGCCTGTTGTGGCATATCCATAATCATTATAGTAAGTAAAGCAAGAAACAATTTCACTCAATCCATTGTCTTTTACCCAAAATCCTATGCCGCCATCGTGTACTTGTGTAAATGTGTGAAACACCATACTGCCCGCTGTGCCTGTGGCAACAACTGATCCATCAACAACAGCACCAACACCTCCTGTTGAGAAAGCACTTGATTCTTTGATGTAAGGTGATTTAAGTATTGTAGAACCTGGTTCTAGTCTAAAGTAAACACCTTTAATTGTTGCGGCTGTTACATCGCCTGGAGTATTAATAGCAAAGCCTGTTAATCCTTTAAGGTTCAAACCCTCAATCATTGTACCAGTGTTCACATAGAACATTGTTTCTTCTTCGTTAGGTACACCGTTGTCTCCATTACCAGCCGCTGGTTGAATAATACAGTTACGCTGTCCGTCACCAACAATACTTGTATTTGGTGGAATATGAATTGGAAGAACTTCGCTGTAAGTTCCGTCTTTGATAAAAATCGTAGCTGGTGTTCTGTTTACTACGTCTGCATTAATATAATCACATGCATATCTAACACTAGCAAATGCATAGTCAATAGCCGCACCGTGATTTACATCATCAGCACTACTAGTTGAGTCTTCACTAACATAATAAATTTTGTCATTTTCACCACTAAACTGCCAACTGTATGTAGCACCATCTGGTGTTTGTAGATACTTACCTGCATTACCTGCTGTATTTGGAAGCACATAACTAGCACCTGCAACAAATTCACTCCAGTAATTGTTTGTGTTCAAGTCTATAAAGAAGTCTGCGCCGGCTGTGTGATCTATTAAACAAATATATGTACTAACACTACTCTTTACAATATCATCTTTAACATAGGCTGTACCTGTAGTCCAGTTACCCATATAGCGTATACCACTATTAAATTTTTGCCATTTGCCTGCGCCTAAATCAGTTGCAAAAGTTCCTGATGTATGTCCAATAAGAACAATATATGAATTACCACCATAGGATACAACATCATTGATAGCATAATCAACGGCTGTTGCCCAAGCACCTCTACTGTTTACACCAGTTGAAAATTCATCCCAATCACTTGGATTTAGATCTGGCTGTCTATTACTATTATCTTGTTTTGCCGCATATACATTACCGCCGTATCTAACTGTTTCTCCAATTAAGTACGGTGTTGTACTATCCCATACGCCTCTAAATTTGTTTCCTGTACTAAACAAATCCCAAAAATTTCCATCTGTTGGAAGATTGCCTGTACTGTTAGCTAAACAACGATAAATGTTTGCACCGTATGCAACTAAGTCGCCGGGTGTATATGCAACTGCCGCATTGTATACACCTTCTGCACTAATACCTTCAACAAATTTATCCCAATATATACTTTGAGTAGGTAAATTTCCTGTTGTATCTTGTTTAGCAATATAGACTTGCGATCCATATTTTACAAGGTCATTTTTTTGATAGGCAAGAGCAATATCAAAATTACCTTCCCATTGCAAACCATCAGCAAATTGGCTCCAGTATGTTGCGTTGGGAGGTGTATTTCCTTGTGTATCTAATACACAAATATATACTTTACCGCCATGTGTTATACCATCACCAACACGATACTGTGTTGCGTTGTCATATACATCTCTAAACTTAAAGCCTTCTATCATTAAGGTCCAGTATGCAGTAGTAGTCGGTATATTACCTGTTGTTTTAACTACGTTAGCATATACATAAACGTTACCACCGTATTTCACAACGTCATTAAGTTCATATTCGGTTGTGGCGTCATACTCGCCTGCGAAATGAAATCTAAGTTTTCCAAGGTCTAAAATTGTAGCCATTTATTGCGTCCTGTCTCTGAATTTATTAATTATATTTATGCCAGTGTTCATGATAAAAACTTCATCCTTAAATGACCTTTATTATCAATATCAAATTCAATAGCATCAATACTCCAGAAGTGTTGTTTGTAAGCATTAGGGTCGGTTATTGGGTAAATGTTGTCTGGTAATGCGATAGGAGTATCGTCATTAGCATCAATAACTTCCACTGTCAAATCTCCTGTTAGATTGTCTAATTTAAATCCATAAAATGTTTTATCACCGTACTGTGTTCCTTCGTATATTCCACCCGTACTATCTGTTCTTGAATCGTTAATGCTCATATTATATTGCCTGGTCTAATAAACTCACTGTCACAGTGAAAGCACTAGCTCTGTCTGCTTTAACCTTTAAAGCATCTCCATTTAGTAAGTATATTTTATTTTGAGATACTAAATCCACTGTTTCATTTGGAAAAATTTTACGTTTGTGAGCTACATGAGTCACAGTTGTATCAGCATGTACTATTTCTAATGTAATAGGCATTGCACTGCCTTCAATATTTGTAATATATGCACTATGCAAAAAATGTTGTCCTGCACCACAAGTTACAAGAGTTGTGCCTGTAGTGGTATTGATAGTGTCTGTTTTATATGTAGTAAATGAAGCCATGTTCTTCCTTGTCTATATACTTATTTATTAAAAATCCAACAAGGCAAACAACCCACTTCCACCGCCACCACCACCTCCGCTTGGAGTGCCTGGTTCAAATCTACTATTTGCTAAACTATATACTAAAACTTGTCCGTCTGCAACTCCAGTAGTATCAACATCATTGAGATCTCCTACATTTTTTGCCGCAAATGATGTATCAAATTCTGCTTGACTAAAGCTATCTCCGGGTACAAATTTAGCGCCGTCCCACACAATAGTTTGTCCATTTGTAGGAGCATTTGTAGTTGTATCAACATCTGTCAGATCATCTATGCTCATACCTACGATAGTAGCTCTTAACGGTTTGTTCATCTGCCATTCGTCATTGGCACTATCATATGTGAATGTTGCTACACCGTCGGTGCCTAAGTCTGCTGTTAGCCCAGCCCCATCTGCCGCCGCGGCATTTGTAGCTCCTTTAGCTACAGTAATATTAAGATCATCAACATCTAATGTTGTGCTATTGATAGTAGTTGTTATACCGTCTACTTGCAAGTTACCTTTAACTTGTAATAGACCTGTGTTATCACCTATGCCAGCTGGATCGATAATGAATGTACTCGGACCTCTGAGTTCACCTGTTAGTGTAATATTGTTTGAAATTTCTGTATCACCATTGGCAGGATTATGGTCTACATTATTTGCAAAACTACCTAATTCAAAATTCTTACTTGTCGCCATACATATACCCTATTCTGGTTACATATATTTATTGTCTTTATGTCCAGAATTTTCCGATTGCATAGAAGATGTAATCTCCGCTAGCCAGAGATGAAGTCGTAGAAAATCCGTTTGTCAGAGGATCAATTAGGTTTGAGTTTGTCTGTGAGGCATTTGATTGCATCTCCAAATACGGTTCGGTGCCTGAGCCTAGACCTCTTTCAGTATCCCAAAAATACCAGCCGCCACTACTTGATGCTCTTTTAATTAAAATAAATGCACCTTCCGTGGTATCAAAACCACAATCAACAGTTCTAGCTGATGAGTATTGTGTAAACGAACCTATTTTGGATACTCCTGGACAGCTAGCAAATAGATAACCAACATAATTAACTGTATTATTTGTGGTGTTATCTGCTAGGTTTATACTAGTAGATGTAAGATTAGTAAAGTTTGTAGCATTACTGGAGCCTGACGTTTCTAAATTAAAACGCTTTGATGGATAATCTTTATGATAAACTACCCAACCATTGTCACCTGTATTCTCACGAGCTTTTATCCAAATCATGTCTGGTGCAACACCAAGATTATGATTTAATACCCTGTTACCAACACCCGTTCCTTTATAAGTCACAACATCAAAGAAGCCAGGAGCACGTTTCCACATCCAAGCAAAATCATTACTATTATTTCCTGGACTACCGTGCCAGTCTTTTTGATTATCCCAAACAAAATCACTGTCAGCATAGTATGGGTCTGTGCTATCAGTTCTACCTCTTGTTGCGCCGGTAAGCCTTGACCCAATATGAGGATCACTTGTATTATCAGACTCGCGAGTAATTGCCATATCCACAGGTCCTACCAAACTTCGAAATCTAAACCCACTAGCGTAACTACTAGAGGCGGTTACTCTAAACACGTCTGGAGTGAAGGTCGTAAAAGTCATTGGGCTACGTCTGATCGCCATGTAGATTATATCACCAGTGCTTGCAATATTATTTCCATAAACTATGAAGCCTGTAGGTGTAAGATCAACACCAAAAGTATTGACATTCTCTGCACCATCGGTATTAGGAAATAGTGCGGCATCTCCATCTCCACTCAAACCGCCTGTTACAATTCCACGCATACAATCAAAAATGTACCAATTATTACTTTGGTTTACTGCTTTAAGTAATATCCATTGAGGTTCAAAACCTAAGTTAACTTCTGCGCCAGAATAGTTGTGGGTATAACTCCCACACTTGATAATATCAGCATCACCACTAGGGCCGAACCCACCGTCGCCGTCGTTGTGAGCAAATATGTAAGCTACATACTCCCATGTATTTAGATTAGCTTCATAACCTACAGTAATATTAGTACTTGAAGTTCCTTGTACATAACTGCCTTGTGTATAAGCACCATTGGTACTACCCCAATCAAATGCTGATCCTGTATAGGTAGTTCCGGTATCTCTTGTTCCGCTATTCGCATCTAAAGCCATTTGTTTACCAGAAGATGAAGTATTTGCTCCAAAGCTTCTGTGCCATGTCCACCAACTAGTACCGGCAGTATTAGTTGATTTTATAATAACCATTCCTGGATCACAATCCAAGTTATGAGATAAAACCTGTTGTGAATTTGAATCTCCAGTATATTTCACAATATCAAAGAATTTTGGCGACTTTCTAAATGCCCAAGAGATGTAGGTACTTGACCAAGTTGGTCCGGCATTTACTGCACCATTACTACCGATGGTAAATCCATTATTGTTGAAAGAAGTTAGAGCATTCACTTCATTGCTAGATGGATCAGTGGTATTTGTTTTTAATCTCGTAGACGTAGTACCGTTTATATTAGCAGTTTCAGTGTCAAAAAGGTAATGATCGGAACTTGTGTCTCTTCTTTTTATCCACAACAAGCCACCTTCACCATCGAAGTCAACGCCGTTTGTAATCGTTCGAGTGTAGCCCCAGCCATGATACAAATGTGATGAAAAAAGACTTTCAGCAGATTCGCCAGGGCCACCACCGGTGAGCTTACTGATTCCGCCAAATCCTCTTACACTACCTGCTCCGAATGTGCTTAATAATGGCATTTTTTATTCCTTATGCATACTGTGCCATACTGGCTAAAACTGTAAATGTTGAAGTAGGTGTTTTAATAATTGTAAAGGTATATACATCGATCCCACTAGCATTACCTGCTGTAGGTGCTGTTCCGCTAATCCATTTGGGTGTTACTGCAGAACCGTCAATTTGATAGGTGTCGAGATAGTAAGGTGTAGCACCTTGTGGCATTAAAATAGTGCAAGTTACACTTTCGTTTATAGATAACATGCTAGCTAAAGTTGTTGACCCGTTACCGACAAAATTAATTGTCCTATTGGCTGTTTGGTTCTGCAAGAAGTTAATAATCGCTTGATCTAAAAAATAAAAATCTATAGTTCCACTAGTAGAATTACTAGGTTCTGCTTTCTCAATAACTTCATTTATTTTTAGTGTACCATCAACAGTAACACCGTCTGTTACGGCTGTACCAGTTACGTCTACGCCAGTTGAGGTTGTAACAAACACTTGATTGTTATTATAATATAGTGTTTGCCCTGCACCAGCATTAGTTTGTATACTTGTTTTAGTACCTGCGGCATTTTGAATATATGTTGTACCTGAACGAATAAAAATACTACCTGTGCCAGCATCGTCTATATAACTGTCAGTACCGTTATGGTAAATTTCTAAATCGCCGTCATCACCAAATTTAGCTTTTCCGTCGTCGGCTAATGCTATATGGTCTGTTACACTAATACCATCATATGTAACTCTAAAACGTTCTGCTAAAGTTGTATTATCATATGTTTCAAATATAAGTTGATTTGTATTGCCATTAGTACCGTCAAATTTAATATTTGCACCTTCTACACCTGCTTGACCTAACCATTTAATAGTAGGTACGTTTGCGTTATTAAGTCTTTTAAATTGTAAAGTAGGTTCTATTGTTTCTAGTTCTATGTTTGTACCATGAAAGTGCCCATTAATGTCAATGTTACCATTACCTACAATATTTTTAGCGAGAAGGTCTAAATCACCTCCTAGTTGTGGACTAGTATCCTCAACTATATTTGCTAGTCCTCCGCTACCAGTTTGATCAGCAACCCATGCATAATCACTTCCATTCCAACTTAGTACTTGGTTAGCGGTTGCAGTACCGGTGTTTAAGTGCGTATCTACATCGCTGTCTGCATAACTGCCACCGCCACCACCAGGTTGCCATTGACTGTTAGTACTTGACCATACTAACGATTGACCATCTGTAGCACCAGCTTGGTTAATTGTGATTGTTTTTATTTTGTTTATAGGCATTTAACGTGTCCATCTGCTATACATATTTAGTGTGTTATCCTACTACATCGAACTGGTAGAAATATTGACTACTACTTAAACCTTGTGCATCAACATCAAAGAACCAACTCTTATAATTATTATTTCCAAGATATCCAACTTGAGAAGATACACCACCCGAAATAGTAAATGTTTTATCAGGATTATATGATGTTACTTTAATAGTATCTCCTGCTGATAAGCCATCTAATGCATTCCTAAGACCGATTGCTGTTGCGGATTGAGATTGACCTCCACCTGCAATTTGTTGTCTAATCCATATCTGTGTATTATTTGTTGTACTGTCGTTTGATGTTCTCCACTGACTGTGTGTTACAGCTGATGCGGATACATATTCGCCTCCAGTCCAAGTTTGTGTTGAAGGTGTTCCAGGATAAGAGAATCTTATTGCTCCTTGTATTCCGTCCGTTCCTGCTTTACCTAAAAACCAACGATATGTAAATGACCCACCGCCGGTTACGATGTTTTGGTTTCTAATTTGTCCGCCAGCACCGCCGCCTCCGCCTCCGCCATATGCAGATCCTGTTCCAGTGCCTCCCGGGTAACCGTCACCAGCTACAGTATAGTTGTAAGGACTTGTGGTGCCCATTGCTGGTGCGTTTGTTCCGTTGCCACCTGAATTTGTTCCGCCTAATAAACGCATGCCGCCGCCATCGCCGCCAGTTGCGGCTTTGTGATAGTTAAATCCTCCACTGCTTCGATGAAATGATCCTATACCATAACCGCCATATCCTCCATACGCACATCCACCTCCACCGCCTGCTTGTATAAGACCAGATCCTTGTGCAGATCGTGCATTGTAACCAGTTAAAACTGTTACAGTACTATTTTGGTTCACCCAATTAACATATGAAGTGCCACCGCCGATACCTCCGTTGTTAGATGCACCAGGATTTTTTCCGCCAAAGGCTGATAATATATAACTTGTAGGACTACTATAGTTAGGATCACCTGTATAACTTAGGCGTGTGTCTCCACCATCAGTTCCATTAACTTGATTAGTAGGATATATTTGGCTTGCTCCGTTTACAGTTTCAAAAGGAGAGTTTGTATTTTGATAGCCACCTGTTCCTGCTTTACCTATTATGAAATAAAATGTTTCTCCAGCAGTCACAGACAAGCCTGTTACACGGACGTATCCACCACCTCCGCCTCCGCCTCCGGATCCAGATGAGTAAAGTCCTTGTGCGCCTCCGCCTCCGGCACCAATCATGGATATATCTACACTAGTTACACCCGACGGCACTGTCCATGATTGATGAGAGTTGATATTAGTTGTTTCTGTCAGGAACTCTGCGGCACCTTCAGCGGCTGCACCGCCACCTGCACTAGCTCCAAGTCCGCCGTATGCTTTAGTTGTTGCTGTACCTGTTGAACTTATAATTGGCATCAAATATCCTTACGCAAATTGTGTAAATGTTCCAAAAACTTCAAATGCCGCTGACCCTGTTTTTATTATGCTAAAAGTGTACCAATCTGTACTATTAGCATTACCAGCACTTGGTGCAGAGCCGCCGGACCACTGTGGTGTAACTGTGGTACCGTCAATTTGTACAAGGTTTATATAATAAGGTGTAGATCCATTTTGAAATGATACTGCTACTGTTTTAGCTTGACCAGTGGAGAGGCTATTGTTCAATGTAGTGCTACTATCGCCACCTATAAACAGTGTTCTATTATTCAGTTGATCTACATTCAATCTTAAAATTTGATAATTGTTAGCATAAAAAGTAATGGTACCAGAATTGGTATTTGTTGTGTCTGTCTCTTCTATTACCGATCCTACAAATTGACTAGATGTTCCTGCGCCTGCTCCACCTGCTGTAAATAAAGATACCCAAGAACCATTTTCAGCAACAAACGCTTTGTTTAAATCACTATCGTATACTAAATCGCCGTCTGCCATTGTAATGGCATTTCTATTTGTTGTTGATACGTTGTACAATCTTAATGGACTTTGACTAACATGTACTCTGCTACTAGTTGCGGCTTCTAATGTAATACTACTAGCACTTGTTAACACAGGCGCACCTGCTTGGCTACTAGTAATTGAACCAGTAATCGAAATATTACCTGTACCTGAAATATCATTACTGTTTAGATCTAAGTCGCCGCCTAGTTGCGGTGTAGTATCATCTACTACGTTGCCGCCAGATCCAATTTCATTATATGTAGTTCCGTCGTTTGTAAATTCCCATTTATCACTAGCTTCATTCCATCTGATATCAACGTTTGAACTAGTTCCACGTTCTATTTCTAAGCCTGCATTTTGATTTGGAGTTCCAGTTACATCATTGTTAAGCACTACAATGTTATCACTTATATTGAGTGTTGCTGTGTTTATTGTTGTTGTCGTACCATTTACTGTTAAATTTCCTGTCAATGTTAAGTTATCATTTATTACAACACTTGCTCCACTACTACTGATTATACTTCCACTAAAAGATATATCGCCTGTTGCGGCATTACCAATGATTTTAATAATACCTTTCATACTACTGTGTGCATTACAATAGTAGTATAATTCATCTGGTGCATCCATTGTTGGCGTAAAAGTTACTGTACCTGTTCCATTGTTGTTTGTAACACCGGTATTGTATAATGTACCGCCTGCACTGTTTACACTTTGTATTCTAAAAGGGTGACTAACAGCAATATTTGCAAAATTATACTGTGTACCTCTTGTCAAATATAATGTTGGATTACTTGTGGTGCTATTAAAGAAATTAGATCCAGAATCACTGAATCTATAATTAGGAGATGAACTTCCGGTTAAACTAAAAGTATAAGCAACACTGTTTCCATTAACATCTAAATCGCCGCCTAGTTGTGGACTAGCATCATCAATAAGATCGTTCATGCTTCCACCACCGCCACTGCTGATAGTAATTGTTTTAGTTGCTCCTGTACCGCTAGCTGTAACACCTGTGCCAACAAAGTTAAGTGTGGTTGCATCAGTTGTAAGCGTCGAACCTTCATCTTGAATTGTTAATGTGCTTCCTGCAGAACTTGTTACCCACTTAAAACTTGTTGTAGCATGGTCATATGCCAATACTCTTCCATCATCACTTGCTGTTACAGCATTAACATCTTGTATGTCTTGTAAATGTACATCTGTAATAGTACCACTTGCTGTCAAATCAGTAGTCTGAATCATATTTGCTACATACTTGACTCCACCGCTGTGTGAATAGTCTTCTCCTGCAAATTGAAAATCTGCTTTATCTCTTACTCTACTCATACTGGCATATACCTTATATCTATTTGTTGTCCGTTAAGTGGAGCACTACCAAATGTTAGTGTTGTTCCACTTACACTGTAGTCTGTTGGTGGCAGAATTAATCCGTCTAATATTATTAGTAAACTATCAACACTGTGATCTACTGGAATTGTATATGTAGTTAGACTGCCATTTCCTGTATATTGATCACTAGTATATGTTAAATCTAGTTTTGAATTTGTAACTGTACCATCGCTAGGTGCACCAATATTGTTTAGTACTCCATAAGATCTAGCTTCGACTATTTGTCCGTTGCTAGGCACACCTCCAAGTGTTATACTGTTTCCGTTTAGTGTAATATTACTATTAAGCTGTACAACTCCATCTACAAAAACTATTAAATTTGCTTTTGTTCCTGGAGGCGAGCTAAGATTAAATGTAGCTGTACTTCCGTTTGATGTAAATTCATCTACAAAACTATTTGTTGTATTCAAGTTAGCCGCTGTAATTAACCCAGGTTCATAGCGTCCAGCACTTAGATTATAAATTAAAACTCTGCCATCGGCTAAGTTGTTATTGACAACGTCATTTAACTCATGTATGTTTTTTACACCAAAATCAGTATTAAAACTTGCAGTAGTATACGGAGTAGCTGTAATAAACTTTGAATTAGCATTGTCCCATGTTAGAATATTACCATCAGCAATGCCTGTTGTATCTACATTAGATAAACTACCTATAGTCGCATTGCCAAAATCAGTAGTAAAATTAGTACTACTATATGGCACAGCTGGACGAAAATGAGTAACGTCCCATACTAACATATCTCCTTGATTCGGAGCATTAACACTATAGTCTACATCTAAAAGTGAATCAGTAGTGTGATTACTTAAATCGCTTACTTGTCCTGTAACATTACCTAAGACATTGCCTGTTAAATTACCATGTACTCTAGCAACATTAAGTTCTTTATTCAAATTCCATCTATCATCTGAACTTGTATATGTTAAAGTAGCATTTGCTCCATCAACCGTGATACCTGCACCGTTAGCCGCGCCAGCAGAACCTGCACCACTAGCTATAGTGATATTAAGGTCATTTACAGCGAGTTGGGTACTAGTTATAGTGGTCTGTGTACCGTTAACGGTAAGATTACCATCTATAACTGCATCACCTTGCATGTGCAAGTCTTTCCATTTTAGCGTTGTGCTACCTATGTCTCTAACATTGTTTACATCAGGTAAAAGATCATTAGCAAAAGATGATCCAACAGTTGCGTTAATTGTAAATGCATCATTAGCATCATCATAGTTAACTGTTATGTTGTTGCCTGCTTGTATTAATCCAGCAACTCTGTCATCTATGTTTTCATTATTTAAATATTTGTTAGTTGTACCTTCAGTAATATCATCACTGTCGAATGCAGTATTAACACGAATTAGTGCTTCCCAACTGCCAGATGTTGAGTTGTACTGCCAGCCTCTGCCTAGTGCTAAGAATGTTTGTCCGTTAACTGGATTTGTAGGGAAGTTTATTGCCATGTTATTACATTATGCTCCTGTGCCACTGTTTAGTGCTTTTACTAGTGTTGCTAATCTGTCAACTGCTTCTTCAATAGTTGTTGGTGCAGTACCGTTCCAGTTGCTAGCTGGGTTTGGTGTATAACTAATAGTTGGAGCAACTGTACTTACTGCCGTAACATGACCTTCTGCATCAATAGTAACTACTGGTATAAGTGTAGATGATCCGTAAGCACCGGCAGTTACTCCGCTATTACCTTTGTGTACATTAGCACTGTTTATTTGTGTTGCACCTGTTGTATAATCTATTGTAAATTTGTTTAATCCTGCGCCAAATGCAAAATTACCATTTGAACCAATTTGCATACGCTGTGTTCCAGCTGTATAAAAATCTATTTCATCTTCGTCAGAACCAGAACTAGATTCAAATACAATTTTAGTATCACCGTCACTGTCTTGTGGAATTTCTCCTGCTAAACTATCCCATATGGATCCGTTATAAACTTCTGCTTTAGTTGTGCTACTGTTAAAACGCAACATACCTGTTGAAGGTGTTGGTCTTTGTGCAGTTGTTCCGTTTGGTAACTGTATTGATCCTGTTGTGCCTATGTTAAGTGTAGTTCCATCAAATGTAAAGTTTGCATCATCTTCAATTACTCCACTAGCACCAGCAATAAGCACTCTGTTGTTTGTTAAATTATTTCCTTGTAAACTAGTAGCTTGTAAATTGCCTGATCCGTCGATACTAATTAATGTATGATTTGTTAAACCTAATACAGGCAACGTGATAGCATTTATTTCGCCAGTTACAATAATGTCAATCTGAGAGCCGTTATTGGGTGTTCCTACAAATGTTACTACACCGCCTGTTTCAGTATAGTCATTTGTATCCTGCATTAATACACCGTTTAAAAATACCATACTAACAGTACCATCACCTACATTTGCATCAAATGCTTGTGTGGATCCATTTGCAGTAAAGTTTACTGGGATAAAGCCTGTGTCAGCACCACTAACAACAGATACCCATTCACCGCCTGTGTATACATAAAGTTCAGCAGTAGTACCAGTGTCAAACCAAAGGTCGCCTGCGTTAATACCTATTGTTGGTGCATTGGTTTGATAGTATGCTGTTCCGCTACCACTAGCAATAGTTTGAAATGTTACATTACCAAATGCATCTGTTACTGGTACTTGTCCGTCTGTACCTCTAGTAGATGGTAATTTATAAAATGTATTTGTACTAACATCACCAATAATAAACTTCCCGTCAACATCTATTCTTGCACGTTCTGTTCCAGCTGTGGTAAAGCGTATTTTATCTTCATCTGCAATAGCTTCTACTTTTATATGTGTGTCAGCATCTGCGTCTACAATAGCATCTGTATCTGATCCAACTATTGTAATTGTTTTTACTGCACCTGTGCCACTAGCTGTAACTCCATCACCAACAAAATTAAGTGTTGTAGCGGCTGTGGATAAGGCGCCGCCTTCTTCTTGTATAAAAATTTGACCACCAACTGTTGACCACTGATAATCTGTGCCATCATATATTAGTGCTTGTCCTGCACTTGCTGTGGATACTCTTATATGAGTATCAACATCTGCATCAGTATATCCGGCATTGCTTACCCAGTCATAATCTGTTCCGTCCCAACTAAGTACTTCTCCAACTGCGGCTGTTGCAACATTTAAATGTGTATCAACTGCGGCATCATCATAACCGCTTACACTTACATCAAATCTTACTAAATCATTGTTAGGATCTGTAGTAATTGTAATACCATTACCAGCTTGAAATGTTAATGTATCTGCTACATTATCTGCAATAATATTATTTTGTCCGCTTACTGCAATTTTATCAAATAAGTTTTGTGCAGATCCACCACCGCCACCTACTGTTGAAATTGTAATTTCGTCTGATGTAGCGTTTGTAGCAATACTAATTCCTGTACCGGCTACAAGTGTAAGTTCATCACTATCACTATCAGCTACTACATCTGCTGAACCGTTTACTTTAATAGTACTAAATGTATTTGGTGTTGCGCCTACTAATACCCAAGAATTGCCATCATATACTTCTGCTTTACTGCTAGTTGTACTAAAACGTAGCATACCAGTTTGAGCAGGATCATTGCCTTGTACAGTACCTGGTCTTTGTGCATCTGTACCTTGAGGAAGAATAAATGCTTCTGTACTAGAACCAGCGTCTAGCGTACCTCCCATAAAAATGTTTTTCCATTTTTTAGTAGCACTACCTAAATTGTATGTGATATCTAAATTAGGAAGTAAACTGTTATTAAAATCGCTGTTGATATTAATGCCGTCTGTGTCTGCATCACCTATAGTGATATCACCACCTATACTAACATTACCTTTTAGTACTGTGTCACCTTCGACTGTAAACTTACCAGTGTTATCAATACTAACACGTTCTGTTCCGCCTGTAAAAAACTTTATGGTATCATTATCTAGCGGATTATCAACTTCAATATATGTATCTTGGTCAGCATCAATAACACCGCCAAGTTGTGTCCAACTATTTCCGTTGTATCCTTCGAATCTGTTTAATTGTGTGTTAAATCTAATTTGCCCAGTAGCAGATGCTCCGGGTCGTTGAGCAGTATTACCAACGGGAATTCTAATACTTCCGTTAGTATTAATATTAAGTGTACCACTATTGGTGGTAATTCTATCTTTCTGATGATCTAAATTTAGTGCCATTCATGTCTCTCACAACTGTTTTATATATTTAGTTGTTTGAGACCGACATTTGTTGGAAAAGCTCAGTAGCAAAGTCAAAGCAAATTTTAGCTTCATCTGCCATACTGTCATCTAATTTTGTACGAATTCTATCTTTGAGTACACTGACTTCTTCGTCAAACTGATACATAGTTCCTTTGCCGGGTGTGCGTTTAGCAATCATTTGTCCGCCACTTAGATCTCCCATATGTCGCACATATATGTGTGCCATAAGTTTATCAGGATCTTCTTTGATAGTTAATAAGTGAGCCAAGTATTTTTCGACAACAGGATACATTGTAGGTGTATAGTCTGTTAATTTAGTTTCTAATTCTAATATATCAACATGTATTTTTGGAGCAATAATTACATCAGTTAGTTTATGTAGTCTTGCAAAATTTTCTAATACATTATATTGCGGATGTTGATTGTGTAAGAAGTCGCAGTAACGCTCAATACTAATTCCGCCCATTAGTTCTTTCACAAAATCTTGCCGTTCAGCATTTTTGTGATGTTCCCAAGTTAGTTCTTTAAGATTACTCATACTTTAATGTAGCACACTTCTTAGATTTGTCAATAGATCTTTCCATTTTTAGTTGTTTAAACTGTGATAGATCATTTGGATCTTTTCCATTTCTAGCCACCATGGTTCAAACTCTGGTCTTATGTCTAATATGTTTTGCTTTCTAATTTTATCTAAATTAGTTGTAAACCTATAAAACAGTTCTTGTTCCTTTGGATCTTTTTTGCCTGCTAAAAATTGACTAGGCAAAACTGTTCTTGGATCTAGGTGTAGAGGTTTTGAAACATAACTCCAAGTATATTGAATATTGCGTTTAGGTTTATGTTGTTCATTTACTTTTTCTATAAACTTCAGACCAAGAGGATGTTGATTGTAATTTGCAGGATGTAATGTGTCTGTTACATCAACACGACCACATGCTTGCCCTAATTTAATAATATTTTCTTTAATCTGAGGCAACTCATATACTCCGCCTCTAACATATTTGTAGCAATCATTTTCCCATGCATCTACACTACACAGTACTTTAAGGCGTGTAAATCTTTTTAGCATTGCTAAAATTTTATCATCAACAAGCGTAGTGTTTGTAATGATACGCATTTGCATATCAGGAACTTCTATAGATAGGAATTCAAGAAACTCTAAAGCATCTTCTTGGTACAAAGGTTCACCACCTGATATTTCAACTGCACCTAAATTTTTAAACCATTCAATTGGTATTTGTTTAAACCAGTCTGATCCTAATGTTTCGTGAGGGGCAATTTTAACATCTAAACGAGTGTCGCCTTGTAATGCCTTATTCATTTTTTGTTCATCTTTAATCCAACCAGTAGACCTTCTACTTGAACACATTGTACATTTTAAATTACATTTATTGCTAAAGTCAATTTTTAGAAAGAATTTATTGCCATGGTCAGTTAATCTATTAAGTTTATCTCTTTGACTGCCTGAATGCCTTTCACCTAATCTCTCTTGCATTTTTTCTTCGTCGATACAAATACGACATAGCCCATTAGGCAATGGACCTGTTTCTAATTGACTGAACCTGTCGGGCCATTCTTTAGAAAGCACTTCAAATAAATGTTTAGGATTTTCTATTTGTAATCTATGCTCAGATGGATCACCGGATACACTACAACACACCTGTATTGCCCAGTCTTGTCTAATCCAAACGTGATTCTTACCTGCTTGACACCAACGGCGTTCCATTTAGTTGTTAATCTCTTTGAATATCAAAACTACCACTAATACCAATACCATTACCTAAGGTAACATCTTTTGCAGTTATTGGTTTTGTAGTATGACTGTATGTTCCACCTTGATATATAATTCTTGCAGTTGCACCTTGTAATTTATTATAATCAGCATGACCAGTACTTGTTGCAGTAGTATCTTCTGCACCATCATAAAAATCATTTGTAGTATCTTGGATGTTCAATGTGCTTAACCAAGTTTTAATATCATTTACAGACCAGTTTCTATTAAACTCTATTATAGTTCCAATAAGACCTGCCGCAATAGGACATGCCGCACTAGTTCCACTAAATCTTACATCTCTACTGGTACTAGGTGATCCTGATTGTCCATCACTCCAACTTGTATTACCAGCTTTACTTACATATGTATTATCAAATCTAGGAATATCAGTACCATATGTTCCCACAGTTGCGGCTAAACTTCCGTCGCCTGGTGAAAACAAGTCTATATTGTTTCCCATATCACTATAGTTAACTTTTCTTTCTTTTGTACTACTAGCATACTGATCATCTAAACAGCCTACATTAATTACTGGACTTGTTCTATTCCCTGACTGTACATTAATTGTACCTTGCATTGCACCGTGGTATTCGCAATTATAATAAAACTGTTCACCTCCTGTGCTTGATGCTGTACGCTGACTAGGTGTCCAACTTACTGTACCATTTTGTGCTCCTTGTCCTGATGCTTGAGGATATAAAACATAGTTGTTTGTTCCAGTTCCAGCTACACGATTGATATAAAAAGGATGTCCGCTAGCATTTACACTAAAGTTTACAGTATCTCCTCTATGAATAGTAATAGTAGGATTGCTTCCACTTACTACTCCGTTTCTATCTGTTCCTGTCATAGTATAAGCGCCAGATCCTGAATTACCTACACTAATATTCCATGTTTTAGAATCTCCCCAAGTTGATCCTGCATGTTGTGGGAAGCCTGCTCTGTTTGTAGTTGGCATAACTTGATATCCAAACTGTGTAATATTAACACCATCGCCAAAATGTCCTGAACTACTAGTATGCCAATAGTTGTCATAGTCTGGATGATCCCACTTTGTTTGTTTTTGATTACTATTGCCTGACGCAACAACTGTAATAACACCAGCATCCACCATTTCTTTAGCACTTGTAACTATACTGTTATCTAAGAATTCACTTTTCATTCTTCCACTATCACCAGTGTCACCTACATAACGCATGAACTGTGGTTTATTACTATCACTGGTATAATAAATGCCTGCACTAGTTCTATGAAATCCATAACCAACTGAGCCAGGTGTTGCTCTATATCCCCAACTATTTGAACTTATTGTTGGATCTTGTGTTCCGTATTTTGCATTAATAGGCTTTGCTTGATGAAATATTTTTTGAACGTCCCATACTCTAGTAAGTCCTAATCCAGTAGTACTATATCCATCAATTACCCATTTGTTAGCATTATAAGCCCAACCATGTGTTCTGCCATATATTTGACTAGCACATTGCGTACCATGTGTGGCACTATATGGATTACTATTAAAGTCACCGTGGGCATTATTCCTAGTATAGTTATTGGGTATTGCTACTGTTCCATAGCTGTTAAATGCGGCACTTCTATTACTTGAATTGCCCCACCAATCTTTAGCCGCAGTTTCCGTTGGTACTGTAGTTCCATCCCATCGAGTTGTTAATCTACTACCAGGGGAAGCATCAAACCAACTTGGGTCAATATAGTATGGACCGTCAAAAACTACATCTAAGCAATCACAAATTCCATCTCCAGGTAATACATTACCGCCAATATAATCTGTCGGTGACTCGCCAGCTGGTCTATTATTAATAAACTCTATATGTCCTATCCAAGTACCGTTATCCATACATATCATATCAACATCTTGTCCTGTACCATATTTTTTAATATTGGCGTTTACTGTAAGTGCATCACTTGACCAAATGTCTCTTTTTGCTTTTGGACCATTTTCTCTTGTTGTTCTCAGTAACTGATATCCACATCTTCGCAGATCAGTTGCATCTGGTGTTGAAGGGAAGTCAGCAGTTGTTGCATATTGATTTCTGTGTTTAACTGGTTCATTGTATCTATATGTTTCTTCTATTGCACAATGCAATTCATCTTCTGGAGGCTGAGGAAACTCGTCTGGGTAGTCATCTGGATTTTTGTGAATAAAAGCAACTTGTGGATCTTGTTCTAAATCTGCCGCTTCTTCTTCACTTAACCAAAACACGCCTCTAGTAGGACTGTGTAGTATGTCATCAGTTTGTTCTACTTCTCTTGCTACATAAGTTGGATCATCTGCATCACGCAAACTAGCATCTAATGCATCATATTGTTCTTTAGTATGTGTACCTAAATGATAATGAAATTCTGCCATCTTCTATCCTTAATGTAAATCTACCCAAGTACCGTTTGCAAAGCCTTGGAATTTGTTTGTTGTACTATTGTATATCATATCTCCATCTGCCGCAGTTAATCCATTTCTTGCTGTGGTTGTAAAACTAGCTAATTTGATAGGAGTATTTGCAATAGTTGTTCTTGTAGTTGCTTGCAATGTAAGCGTACTAGCACTAGTTAATATCGGAGCGCCTGCTTGACTACTAGTCAGTGTGCCAGTTATTGTAACATTATCATCTAGTGTAATTGTTGTTCCACTACTGCTAATTGTGCTTGCACTAAAACTGATATCACCAGTACTTCCACCTCCGCCGCCTGATGGTGCCGACCATTCAAGTTCAATTGGATTTGCACCAGCTGTTAGTACATCACCTGTATTAGGTGATGCTTTTGGAAATGCATACATATCATACATTCTAACACTGTGATCATCTGCTATTCCTAAACCTAAATGTAAAAAACCTCCAGCTGGTGGATTTATTGCTACATTTAAACTTGCGGCTGTGATAGTTTTGCCGTTTACATCTAAGTCGCCACCTAGTTGTGGAGTTGTATCACTTACAACATCGCCACCGCCACCACCACCGCCGCCTGCGATTGTAATAGTTTTAGTTGCTCCTGTACCGCTAGCTGTAACACCTGCTCCAACAAAATTTAATGTTGTAGCCGCTGTAGCTAATGCACTTCCTTCGTCTTGTACCGACAAAGAACTTCCTCCTCCGCCGCTGACTCCAGTTAATGCACTACCATCTCCACTAAAAGAGGTTGCAGTAACCACGCCTGTAATATCTAAGTTTTGTGAGAACTTCGTTGCCATTTTATTTTCTCCTGCTAAACATATTTATTAGAAAACTACAAACAAAGACAGGGCCCGTAGGCCCTGTCTCGTTAGTTTTAGTATACCTATTAGGTAAACTGAAGCTGATTTGTTGTAACAGCGATTTTGCTGAGGTAATCAGCCGCGTTACCAAGTGAGCTAGCTTGGTTAGAAAGTTCTACATAACCATAACGTGTCATGAAGCTTACTACTGGCTCAAATGTTTGTGGGTCAAGTACTGTTCCACTTGACATCAACGGAATGTATGGGCAATAGAACGCCGCGGCGTCTGTTTCTGTTGCACCTTTGTAACCAACAAGTACGTCATCGTTAGCCGCATACTGGTTTACATAAATTCTCATTGTGCCGTTCAAAGTACCTACAAATTTAGTATTTGTTGGTGCTTCAAAAGCGCCTTCAGTTGATCTTGCGAACGCTGAAGTTGTAGCACTTTGTAGTACTGTTAGTACTGTTGGGCTTACAACTGCCCAGTTACCTGCGCCACGTCTTGTTCTTGCGGCGATGGTGTTTGCATTCTTGTTGATAAGAACTGCAAGAGCGGCATGCTCGTCACCTACGAATGTAGCTGTACCTGATACTGCACCTTGTGCATATGTATCAGCGGCTGCACCGGCAAGTGAATTCAAGCTAGCAATGATTTCTTGGTCGATTTCAGCAGTAATCTCTTGTGCAAGTGCTTGCATGATTTCTGCTTCAACGTCCAAGCCATGCATTGATTGTGCGTCTTGAGCCGCTTCAAAAGTCCAGCGAGCTGATAGCTTTCTGGTTTTTGCTTCGACTGTCTGCTTCAATACTTGAATTGACATTTTCTTACCACCAGTACCTTCTAGTACTGAAGTTGCGTCACCTCTGTTTGTTGTTGCATTACCTGAGTATCCAGTTGCGATTTGGAATGGGCTTAGTGCCTCATCACCAGCTACAGCTGAGTCAAAAGTTTCTGCATAACGTACTCTCAGAGTATGAATTTGTCCAACAGGGCCTGTCATAGGCTGAACTCCAACGATTTCGTTGGCGATCACTGTTGGCATAACACGTCTGATCACTGGAAGAATAACCTTGTTAAGGGTTGCAATGTTTCCTGCGCCTGTTGCTCCACCAGATGCGGCCTCTGCGAGGTACGCTTTGGTGTTTTCAAGAACTGATTCCATTACTTGTTTTTTCGTTCCAGTAAGACCGTCAGTAAGAGCGGTTTTTGTTTCGCTCCAATTTTCCATTAAATTGTCTGCCATTTTAGGTCTCCTTAACTTATACCGGCTAATTTTCGAAGGTAAACAATATCTGCACCACCTTCAGCTGATGCTGAGGCTTCTGCTTTGTTTCCAGTGACTTCTGTGTTAGATTCACTTAGTACCTTCTTATTGGTCTTGGGTTTAGCATCTTCCTTAATTACGGAAGGTAGATACTTGTTGAATGCATTTTGTAACTTGTCTGTTTTAACACTTTCAAGTAACGCACCCATTATTTCTTTGTGATCTTTGCTTAAAGGTTGCATCATTTCTTGCATAATTTGCTTTCTTTCTGCTGTGTCTTTAGCAATCTGTGCAGTTTTTGCACTTTCTGCTATCATCACTTCCTTGTCAGCAATGGCTTTGTCTTTGTTTTCAATCTCACCTTGTAGACCTTCAACTACCTTGTTCAACTTAGCAACTTCAGTTCCTTCGTTGAGGTAGCTTGACATAAATTCAGCCGCATATGTTTCAAATATCTTACGTCCAAAGTTATTTTCTTTAGCTGTTTTGATATCTTCACGCAAAGTATGTAGTTCTGACTTAATAGTATTTTCCATTATGCCTTCAACTTTGCTTGCCGCTGACTTAATAAAGTCTGCTTTAGTTTGATTAATAACCTCTTTGCCTTCTTTGATCATTTTGACTTTTGCTTCGACTAGCGAGCGTTTGTCTTCATGAAACTCGTTGAGCTCTTTTGTAAGTTGCCCCATCACAAAACCTTCCAATTTGGACATGTTTTCGTCTTGGGCATTACGGTCATTGCGAAGTTCACTAATTTCCTTCGCAAGTGTTTCCATCACAAACTTATCAAGAACAACTGCATGTTCCTTCATATGCTTGCGATAAGCAACACGGTCTTCTGCAACCTGTGCTTTATCTTCCTTGAACTCTTCGAGTTCCTTTCCAATAACATCACCGATCATTTTATCCATAGCTTCGACCATTTGTTCTTTGTCATTTTCATAACGTTGAGCAAATTCTTCTCTAAGTTCAGCTGTGATATTCTCACGAGCTTCTGTTAGTTGGGTCTCCCAAGCTTCAGATAATGAAGATCTAACCTCTTCGGAGAGCGTATTTGAGTTTAATAGTTCATCCATTGCATGAGCCATATTAATCTCTCCTATATCTCAGGTTTTTAATAAAATTTGTCACCTCTTCCTGGAGATAACGTTGTGCACCTTTGTCGTGTCTAGTTGCTTCAGCGACATCCATCAATACATTGCCCCGTCTATGATTCATAATTCTTTCATAGATTGGATCGGGATAAGCACTAGGAGCACTTGGATTTGCAACAATATCGACTGTAATGATTTCAAAATCATTAACTATGCCTTTATCGTTAACATTGCCACTGCCTCGGCTTGACACGCCTAAATGACACCCACTCTCAATAAGGGTTTTACAAATGTTTCCCATTGGAGTAGGCAATAGTTTTAGCTTACCGATACCGTTCGCACCATCAGTATCCATTTCAGTGATCATGTGTGATACACGATCTAAATTGATATTGAGGTCATCCGGGTGATCAGCTTCGCCTAATACACTGTATCCACTTTTGATTTTTTCATTGATGCTTTTAACGGCACTATGAATTTCTGCTTTAGTGTAGATACGGTTGTTCTGGTTTCTGACATCGCCTTCGATAAAGATACCTTTCATATATAGACTTTTGCCACCATTTGCTTCTTCTATGCTCTCGGTGACAATATTTGCTTGACTAAATGAAAGATGCTCTTTTAGCGAGGTCATCATATTACACGCCTTTCATCGGTGATTCGGACTTAGTGTCTTCACGCTTTGGCGCCGGTGCGGCACTAGGTGAACCAGCTTCTTGTGGTCCATCTACACCCATATCCTTAGCGGCTGGAGCAGGTCTACCCTTTTCATCGCCACCTGGTGCTGAGTGTGCTTTTGCATCGTTTGGTGCTTTTGCGTTAGAAGCTACTGGAGATGCTTTATCACTGCCATCACTATGTGATACACTGACTGCACTCATTGTTGCGCCTTCTTCCATAGCTTCAACAGATTCCATTTCGTCTTCTGCATCGTCCATGTCGTCGCCTTCGTCGCCTTCGTCGCCTTGCATTTCTGCAAATGCGGCTCTAAGCTCAGCAATAGCGTCTTCTACGTTGTCCATAGCTTCTTCTGCATCAGCGGCTTCGCCTTCTGCATCATCTGCTTCTGGTTCCATGTCCATAGCTAATTCTGTTTCAGCTTCTGGATCATCCATGTCCTCATCGTCCATGATTTCTTCTTGGTCAATCTCATCTTCAGCTGTTTCAATGTCGTCTAAGAAATTTTCTTCAGCGTCTGAAGCGTCAATCGCTTCTTCTACTTCTTCCTCAGAATCGTCATCAGCTTCGTCAAGATCGATAGTTTCGTCTAGGTCTTCATCAGCAATCTCGTCTTCTACAATTTCATCATTCTCTTGTAGTGATGCCCAGTGATTTTTAGCTTTTTCTACAAACACGTTGTGAAGTAGATCAGCCGCTTTATCTTGCTCATCATTAACGATATACTCGAGGACCTTTACTAAAGATTCCTTATGTTCGCTCATATCATTCTCCTTAAAAAATTTACAGGCTTACCAAGATGGTTTACATCTATATTTACACAACCAAGACGTTTCACTTGGAAAATACCCTAAAAAATGGGTATTTTATGAATATCTCTCTGAGATAAGTAAATTTTGCCTGAAAAAATTAGCTTTGTGCTGGTCTTGCGTAGATTTTTTTAACTTTTTCTACACGAGTAGCATGTTCAATATTATGCACTTCTCTTTGCTTTCTAAGACGATTTATATGCTTTAAAGTTAGGCGTTGCTTGCGGACATCGTCTATCTTTCTGTTGTTATAATCGTCATTTTCAGCGTCATAATATTCGTTTAAAATGTCTACACTACGCATTTTCATCTCCCGTAGGTGCCGCTTCTGCGCCGCTAATTGGGCTAGCACCTTCCTCTGTTCCTTCACTACCATCGGTATCAGGTATATCCATATCTGCACCACCGTCAGGAACATCAAATCCTCTTACACCAATATTACCTAGTCCAGGCATTGCATCTGCTTCTGGTTCTATACCGCTGGAATTTTCTTCTTGCCACATACGTTCATTTTTAAGAATCTCTTCTTCATTAAGTCCTAGATATTTCTCCATTAAGAAACGTCTACTCATATAAGGAACAGCTTCTAGTCCGCTAAACACATTTGCTCTAGCGGCATGCACTTCAATTTCTTTATACTGACTAAAGCTCTGTGGCTCTACAAATTTAAGATCAAACAAACTAGCATCAATATTAATGCCTTTGTTTTTCATAAACAATTTAAACTCTTTATCTATTGTAGGAGCAATACACGCTTGTAGTCTCATACAATATTGATTGAATCTGTATTCTTGTATAAATGCTGTACCTACTCTGCCATCTACATAGCTAGCTGTTCCATCATCAGGACCAGTTGGCAAGTAACTGCTAGGTACACGCAATGCTCTTAGCATTTTGTTTGTAAAATAACGTAGGTCGTCAATTTGACCTAAGTTTTCTCCACCTGGAAGAACTTCAACTTTACTACCTCTGCCTTCAGCAGTTTGTGCAAAGAAGTAGTCTTCCATAATGCTTAGTGGATTATAAGCCGCATCCATAATGGTTGTACCACCGCCTGTTTTGTTAGGAATGCGTTTCTGATGAATTTCGTTTTTAACACGCTCTACAAAACCCATAGCTTTGTTGGGAGGCATATTGCCTACATCAACATAAAACACTCTGCGTTCTGGAGCACGTTGTACTCTATATATAATAATTGAATCTTCAAGCAATTCTTTTTGCTTGTATGTTTTAAAGATAGGATCAAGTATACTACTACCAAAAGGCCAATTACCGTCCATGCCTTCTGTCATACCCATATGTACAATGTGACTAGCATCTACTGTGTACTCTTGTATATTACCTAAGCTACCACCATACTCGCCTGCATTTGCTCCATATGCGCCTCTATCCATTGTTTGACCACGCATCATACTGTTAACTGTACCGTATGTTTGTGCATGTTGTACAGGCTTACTAACAGTTTTTTCCTGCATGTTTAGATCAATGTTTTTAATAATATACTGTTCAGGCTTTTTGCCTTTAGCTTCGTTTACTACCGCTTTGGTTACATCAACAGGGTTTACATAATACAATTCCCATGTTTCCGGATCTCTGATAAAAAATTGATCTCCGTACTTGATTGTATTTCTAAACATGCGAAAGATTCGCTGATCCCAGTCTTGCAAATTACACCACTGTTGTAGTGTAGTCTCTAAGATTTTTGTTTCACTTTCTGTTGATTGTTCTTTGAATTCAATTTTAAACGGAACGCCACTGGTCTCATCAACTTGTGTACTAAATTCACTAATAATATCAATAGCGGCATTAATTTCACTATCCATATCCATTTGATCATATTGTGCATAACGTTCAACACGATTAGGTTGACCACTGTATACTTCAGGTAACCAGCTTTGAAAACGGCTAGCACTACTAGGTTTCATGCTGTCAGAGCCTTGTGCTCCGTATGCTGTAAAGTGTTTTTTCCAACTCATTGAGTTCTCGATTCCTGTTTAAGTTCTATTATACTATATTTATAAGTTTTGTCAACCATTGTTAATAAGCCAGTTTTGAAGTTGATCGATTGCTTGGGTCAGCTTCTCCAGTAATGCATTGTTACCACCTAGCGCCGCTAGCTTTTCAAAATCAACAACAGACGTTGTTTCACCAGTATTTTCATTTGTAACCTGTTTAGTATAAGTTCCAGCACCGTAAGCATCATCTAATCCAGCGGCTAATCCTGTCATACCAGCTCTGCCTCTTCCTAATGCTGTTAATGCCGTTGTTATTCCGTCTGGTAATCCTGCGGCTCGTCCTAATTCTCCCATTACAAGAGCAAGGTCTATTTCATCATTAGTGCCTAATGCAGTTCTAAGAAATGGCTGTAACATTGATTCACCTAATGCTGTAGAAAATCCTGTTACTAATCCCTCTGTAATGTTACTGGTCATCACATCTGTTAGCTTTTTATTAATACCTCTAATATTATCAACTATATCAGTCTCACTGCCGCCACCTAGTGCTAGTACAGCTTTTAGTACCAAATTTGCTTGTGTTGCATCTTTGACACTGATATCATTTGTTAAGCCTCTTATTTTATTAATGTATTCTTGTTTTGCTTTTATTTCATCTGTTTCTAAATCATTAAATGCATCTACTGTTTTTTTAGCAGTGTCATTTACTGATACAGCTAGTTGAGCAATTTGTGCGGCAAATTCGTTTCCTGCTTGTATTTGTACTTGTAAGAAACCAGTATCCATATTAGACCTGAGGTCTTGGAATAGTTGTTCAATAGCAAGGCTTGCTTGTTGAGGATCCGCACCCGATCTGATTGCCGCTAGACTCTGTTCAATAATTGCTCTAATTTCAGGATTCATCATTGCCATTTGACCGCCTCTGCCTGCAAATTCTTGTCCAGGCACTGCTAATCCAGCAATTACTGCATTTCTAATATCTTCTCCAGCTTTTCCATATTTTTCAACAAAGTTACCCATTACAGCATCAGTAGCTTTTCGTTGTTCATTTGTCATACTCATTTGGGCTAACTGCATTCTAATATCTTCTTTAGCCGCCATTTGAGCTCTAATACGTTCTCTTACGTTCTGACCGGTAACGTATGCCATTTTTTCTTGTAGTTTAAAATTCTCAGTCATTGCAGAATTTAGATTGTTTTGGGTGTACAGTCTAAATTCTTCAGCAGTCATACTTTTTCTACGAAGTTCCATTTCGTCACCTAGTAGTTCTGCCATTTCCGAAGCGCCTAATCCAAAGTAACCAAATTCCTCGGTCATGTCTCTAAAGCCTTTGACAATCCCAATAAAACTTTGACTGCCTTCGTCGACACTATCACCTAAAGTTCTCATCACACCTAAGTTTTCAGCTACAGCATTACCGAAGTCATCTAATCCTAAACCAATTTCAGCTAATCTTTTTTGTGTTTGTTCAACATCTTGTCCATAACTTAATCCAACTGATCCAGCAAACTGAAAACTTGTAGCAAGCATTTTAGAGGCGCCTTCTACCAGTCCAAATTGAGTTGCTAACGCTCCCATGCCCATACTACGCATAAAGCCTTCAATAGCACTATCACTTTTTAAGTTATCCATCATTACTTTAGGAGCAGATGAAACTGCATCAGCAATGCGTCTGTAGCCAGATTTACTTTCGTCTTTTTCTTGTTGTGCTAATCTATCGACAGCTTGAGCTATTCTTTGATCACCTAAGGTGACATCGTCTTGCCCTCCGATCAAAGCTCCGATAGAAGCATTCATTTTGTCCATTGTTTGAACAACTTGCTCTACTGTAGAATCCATTGCAAAATCAGGAAGATTAACTTGTATACTTTGATTTCCTAATTGTCCGGTGATTACTGCCATTAACTACTCACTTAACTATGATAAATAACTTTAACATATATAATGTATTTATAGGACAAATTTATGGAAAATCCACTTCAGAGTCATTACAGAAACAAAGACATCTATATTAAACTACCTACAGGCGGAAAGTTTATGAAAAATCCCCCTGAGTTGACAGTAGACGGAGAAATAGGTGTAAGACCAATGACAATGAAAGATGAAATATTGATGTCAATACCGGATAGTTTATATAATGGTCAATCGTTATTTGAACTGATACAAAGCATATGTCCTGATATAAAAGATCCTTACGAAATTTCTCTACCCGATGTTGATGTTATACTATTAGCCAGTAGAGCAACTAGCTATCAAAAGAAAATGCCAGTTGAACTAAAATGTCCAAAATGTGATGAACTGTCAATGTATGATGTTAATTTACAAATGGTACTAGGTCACATAAAACCTATAAGCGATCAAACTGAAATTGAAGTAGACGGTCTTGTTGTAGAAATGAAGCCTAACACACTAGCGGCTGTTAATCAAAATTCTATTAAAACAAGCGAAACTGCTAGACTGTTGAAAGGCATATACAATACCCCAGCAGATGAACAGACACAACAAATAAAAGACGAATACAGTGACGCTATACAAAGTATTGCTCAAGCTAACTTGCTGTTAGTTGTAGATTGCATACAAAAAGTAAACATGCCAGACGGGCAAGTAGTTGAAAATCCGCAACATATATTAGACTGGTTAGCTAACAGCAATAGAAAAACATTAGATGTACTACAAAAACATCAAATAAAAATGAACTTCAATGGTATTCCAGATGATTATGATTTTACTTGTCCTGGCGAAACATGCGGGCATAATTTCAAAAGTGGAGTACAATTCAATCCAAGTTTTTTTTTCACCAGAGAATCCGCCAAACAACTAAACCAGAAGACGTCAACGAACTAGTTGAAGAATACGATAAGCGAAGAGAAGAGTTTAATCGTAATGCTATGCATCTAGTAATGGCTTCAGAAGGTCAATTTACTATTGATCAAATCTTAAATTTTCCAATGCCAATGATACAAACACTTAATGTTGTTCTTAAAGAAAAGTTCGAAGCACAAAAGCAAGCAATGGAACAAGCTCAAGGTACTACTCGTAGAACATTTTAAACATTCTTTCGAAGAGCTAAAGCTCATCGTCATACTCATTTCATTTCGTATGATATTTCTTATTAGATATAATTTTTATTATGATTAGTTATTACCCTGTTTTCAGTCGCACTTAGCTTGTTACAGCCAAGTGCAAAAAAAAAGCTAAAGGTCATTACCCCGCCTACAATCGCTCCGTTATAGTGAAACCTAGTAACTAGGCAGAGGCGGTCTTGCTATACCCCTTTATACACTGCTTAAGACGCAGAAACTCCAGATGCTATAACGTCAACATTACTGGATATCCGTGGGTTACAATGGCACAGTAGAGCCCACTCTTTTGGTTCGTTTCCCTCAGGCAAGTTCCGACGGCCCGCATTACTGCGAACAATCTCAATGCTTTTAACAAAGAGGGTATGTTACGACTGGTGTCTGTTTAGTGATT